GACGGGAATCCGTCCCTGAAAATTCACCCCTTTCGGGTCCCCTATGAAGGAGCTAGCCGTGTTTACACGAAGTCGAAATCGAAGCACACCTGCTGTTGGTACTACGAGTTTTGGGGGCACTGTTGTCCCCAATTTTCCTCGTTTAATCCAGCAAACAAGTACTGTTTCTTGCGACTCCGATGTAGATTCTTACATCCTCGACCGGATGCCTACAGCTTACACTAGACGGGAAGAAAATCCCGTCGAGCACGTCCGTAATCTCTCTGGTAGGTGGGGTGGTACTGGCTATTTTTATAGTCAGCATCCCTATGCCTATCCAGTCGAGGCTACGTTGCACTTTAGCATGACGGGCTCTTGTAAGTATGTGCCACCTCCGAATCCTCTCCAACCCAATTGGGGCGGATTGGTCGACGAGCTAGCAGCAAGTCTAGACTATCGATCTAAGAACTCTTCGATGCTTCTTGTTTCCCTAAAGGAAATAGGGAGCACTGTGAAGATGTTCAAGGACCCCTTTAGTCTTATGTCAGCCGATTGGCGCAGTGTGGTTAAAAACCTATCTGCGCGTACGTTAGCTAAGAAATCTGCTAACGTATGGCTCGAGCAGCTTTACGGTTGGAAATCGTTCTATTCTGATCTCACAAGCTTTTCAAAGGCTTGTGGTAAATCTGTTGTAGACGCGGTTTCGTCCGAGCAGGCTACTCTTGACTTGCAGCGCTTTTCCGCCACCCAGACGGGAAGCGGAACACATGCCAATGTGTTTGGAGGAGGCTATACAACCAATGAGAGTATGTGGTCAACTTTGGCCGCACCATCTAACTGGAACCTGTCTTATTACTGGTATCCTGCTTGCAGGATATCAAGGATAAACTGGTTAACTACTCATCGGATGTACTGCCGCTATGCTGGTCCGATGTTACGAGCGGCTTCCCTAGCAAGGAAGTTACTTGGAAACTTCGAGCTCAGTTCGTGGCAGAGTCTCCGCGATACACTTTGGGAGGTGATTCCTTATTCCTTTGTTGTCGATTGGTTTGTCGACACTCGGGGAATTTGGTCCTCCCTCAACAGAAGTCGTATCGCGTCCCTATGCGGCGGCCATATTGGCTACTCGACAAAGTATAGTGTTCAGTATAACGTGGAGTATTACTCCGGTTTTAACTGGGCTTACGAATGTCGGGATTATGTTACCGGCGTTAGTTATCCCACCAATCAAGGTGGTCGCTGGTACATACGCGACGGGCGTTGCTTGATGCCCCCCATTGGTAATGGGGAGTACACTAAGTATACGCGCGGCATAGGATTCCCATCTTCAGAAGATTCGTTTTATTCGAATCTAACGAATCGGGGACTCTCTTTCTCACAGCTGGCGTCGGGTTTGTCACTCGTCGCTCAGCGGATTCTTTAACCACTCACCGAAGGGAGCCGTTTATGGCATCTTCAACAATTACTCTCTACAAAACAAATGCTGCAACTGTGGCATTTGCTCTCGTATCTTCCTCTGTTGACAAAACAGTTTGGAAGGTAGCGGGGTTACCTCTCTCAACTCCTTATCAGTTGGAATTAACTCGGAAACTTGTTCCCGGGTCTAAGAACAACCATATTGGTGTGAGATTGGCGCGGACTGAACAAAACACTTCTACAAGTGTTCTGGCAACAGCCCAAATCCTAGTTGACATTTCTGTTCCTAAGGATCAGTCGATCCTATCGGCCAGCGTCGTTACCGAGATGTTGGGTGTTATCGCTTCTCTTTTAAACGACGGGACAGCTCTTGCTGCTACGTCCGTAAATCGGACCGCATTAGGAGATGCTCGCGATGTTTAAGAGAAGGTTCCGCGATTTAATAGTGATCATACTTGCTAGCGTTATTGCTAACTTGTGTGACTCCCTTAAGGAAAGTTTCCTAAAGGGGGAGAGTATTGAAGGACCATTCATGCCTAACGGCAAAGGAGTTTGCTATGAGATCCCTAAAGGATGTACAGCAGCTTTCCCTTCAAATGATCGTTGCTATTTTGCGCGACGCTCAGGAGATTCTGCACCTAGATTTGTCAGATTCCATTGATTTCATTGAGGAACAAAAATTTCCTCAGTTTCTCGTGGAACTCTGCCAACTAGGCAAGAGCATGGAAGCATCTCTTATTACAGGAAGAAGCCTGAATAAGTGTAAAGGTTCCAAAACCTTTATTAGTGATGCTTTTCCCCTGCAGGACGGTAGTTCTCTACCACTGTTCTGTTATGATCTATTTTCCCAGATTTTTTCTGAATCTGGCTCGCCCAGGTACTTCCTGGCTCCGAGTAAGACGCAACATGATCGTTATGACCTTGTTGATGTCGACGGAAATAGATCAGCGGATTTGTCTGTAGCTAAAGATGCTGCAGCCTCTGTGTTACTGCTCAGACAAGTACTACTCGCCTTTTCAAAGGCGACTGACTTGCCTGTGATTGCAGAAGAGGAGAAGGAGATCGAGGATTTTGTCGATCGAGTTCTCGCTGCTAGTTCCAGTGGGACGGTTGCATACCGCCCTGGACTTTCAGTGATCTTCTCTTTCGCACGTAAACTATTACGTGAGTTACTGTGCCCGGATGGAGAGATCCATCCTTCGCTAGCTCAGTGGATTGATAATCCATTTGGCCGGCATGGGCCCGGTGCAGTAGCAAACCGCGAAAAGGGGCGTGAGAAATGGAATTTTATGTACGACTGTTTAAGACTTCCTGGTCTTTTATACAGTGACGTACACGGCACTCCAATCGGCGAACAAGTTTCTATTTCGAATCTTACTAGTCGATTGTGCGTTGTCCCGAAAGATTTTCGTGGACATCGCTTAATTTGTGCCGAGCCTAAGGAGCTTCAGTTTGCTCAACAAGGCTTGTTATCAGTTTTTGAACAGCTGATAAAGAATTCCAGTTTGACTAATAGGCATATTTGCCTCCGCGATCAAGAACCGAGTTATTATTTATCTCGGTCTCTTCATTTCGGGACAATTGACCTTAAGGATGCAAGTGATCGAATCACTTTGCGCCTGCTTAAAATTCTACTTCCAGAGCAGATTTTTAAGCTAGTCACTCGCTTCCGCAGTGATTCCATTCTGTTACCAGATGGTACACTGATTAAGCAGTATAAAACTGCTTTTACAATGGGAAATGCTTTATGCTTTCCCATGGAGACGTTAGTCTTTTGGTCACTTTGTCTTGCGACCATTATGACTAAAGATGGGAACTATGCGATTGCATCTAACACTAAGTTAGATCACGCTAGAACCACACGCCTCCGGGTCTTTGGCGATGATATCATCGTACCCATTGAATGGGTTGGACCTGTAACGGAAGTTCTCACGGCAGCAGGTCTCGTCGTTAATAACGAGAAGACCTGTCAACTGGCTCTCGTTCGCGAGAGCTGTGGTAGCTGGTGGTATGCGGGCTATGATTGCCGCATTTCCAAACTTAAATATGCTACTACCCGTAATCTCCTTTCATGGACAAGTTTTCAAGACGTCATCCCTCGACTAAGGGAGAACGGTCTGTTAAACGCAGCCCACGTGTTGGAAACCTTCTGCAGATTGATCTATCCTACACCGGAAATGGTGCAATTTTTGTTAAGAGATGCAATTGCATCTTTAACACCTAATGCAGGTGATGTTGAATCACCAGGGATCGATCTTAGAGGCTTTGTAAGATATAACAAATCTTTACAGAGGCTCGAGTACCGCCGTCCGATGCGGTGCGCAGATGACGTGCGCGCATACACTGGTAGACTTGGCTATACAGCCTGGTTTACTAGTGCTGCTACCAGGTATCTGAACGCCGACGCGCAACGCGTAAAGTTCAGATGGGTCGATCTAATTTAAGATCGACTTGGGGGCCGTTGGTCACGGCGCGTTTGGCGCTTTGTCCCGCGGTGCTTGCTCTTCGTGTCCTTAAGCGAAGAAGCTTGCCTCCCAGATGGGAGTTTGTGCAGG